GTTTGTAGCGAGGTTGTGTGGCGCGACGGTGAACGTTTTAAGTGCCCCTGACGTTGGGGATATTGTGATTTTAAAAGTCGTGTATCCTAATGAGCATGGATGCCCCGCGCCGACCGCGTAGGTGTGCTGTGCGGTCGCTCCGCTGGCATACCCTACCGTCGTTCCGTCGCCCCATTTTATTACATAATTACCAGCGGTTGTGGTGACGGTGAACGCATATGTGGCAAGTTCTTGGTCACACACGAGCAGTTCAATATTACCTAGAACACAGCCATCAAGTGACAACCAATCGCTCGGAGGCTGCCAATTATTGAACGTGCCGTAGCCAGTGCTAGGAACGGTCGTATATTGAACTGCCTCCTTTTTGGGGCCGATGCTCATTTCTAACCCTAGATGTTCTGTAGTTCTATAGTGCTCGCGTTAGTGAGCGTTGCCTGACCTACTTCCTTTGCTGTGCCGCCAGTGATTGCTTTTAGCACAACGTAGTACGAGTAGCTTGAACCCGCGGTTAAGCCTGTATCCACGAAGTCAAAGCCGACACTTTGGTTCTGCCCTGCAACTGCGTGCGTGGTCGCGTTTTCGTAAACCTTTGTATCTGAACCGCCTGCTGCTGAGCCCGCGGCTGGTGCTGCTCCGCCCGCTGTAGTTCGGTAGATTGCAATACCCACACCATCATTGGTTGTGCTGTTCTGAACGGTAATCCCGCCGAGTAGTTCCATCTGCGTGTCCGTCGGCGTCATCGTTGCTACGTGTCCCGTTGCAACGTATGTGCTGCTTGCGGTCGTGTAATCCGATGCAAGTGTGCCCAAAACTACAGGAACTTTATTGCCGCCTACATCGTAATCTAAGCCCGTGTTAGGCGCGAATCCGTATTCAACCCCTGTCGTAGTCCATACCCCGCTAACTTTCCATTGTCTAGTCAAAGTACCCGCTACGTCGTCTACAATTTCCTGATAGACGTTCGGTACAAGTTCAATTACTGTTTGTGTCATCTTTCAATTCTCCTTAATATCCCGAATAAACTTCCTTAGTGCTGCCGTTGCCAGCGATATACAAACCGCCAGCGTCAACCGTGAACGATGTGCAGCGCAGATATCCCATGTTCATAAGTGTTGCGCCGCTTTGCACCTCGACCGCGCCACACGTCAGCTCTTCACCTGTTGATATAGCGGCGACCGTGCCGGAATAGATAGTCCAGTTCGGTGAGACGTATTGGTAAAGAATTGACTGTGCAAGCGCGACGAGTCCTTGGTCGTTTGCGTATATTGGTGTCGGGCCGTTTCTAAGGAGCGTCATTTTGTGTACACCCCTATAAATGATATGTTAACCGTCGTGCCTGACACATTCTTGACTTGAATGTAATAGGTATAGTTTACGTCCTCGACGAGGGAAAGCCTGCCTCCGGCACCCGTGTCATAGTCATACTGAATTAACGTGTTTGGAGTAACAAAGAACAGTTGAACCGCGCCACTGTACCTGATGTTGTGAACGGTCGCCTCATTGCTGCTGCCTGGTTGGATGTTGAATGTGGCACCGTTTGCGAGACTTGCTGATTCCCCACAGAATTTGTCACCTTGTGAAACCATCGTTTTTTCCTCCTACTGTGCAGCTGCTACGGTCTGCGTGAATATCCCCTCTGCTGCCCACGCCAATGTGAGTGTTCCCCTCGTCACCATCTGCGCGCCGAGGTCAAGGTAGCAAAGTAACGGATTACTATTCGTCGTCGAGGCTGCAGCTGCATATTGCAGGATCGCGTATTCCGCCGCGATACTCGCGTTCGTCGTGAATACCAGCGGGCCGGACGTCTTGAGCCCTACGACCCCTGCCGCCACCGTCGGAACGCCCGTCGCGACTCCTGAACCGCCGAGTGAGTAACCGTCACAGGCTGCAATCTCGAACGGACTTGATGCCGCCCATTTAATATCGTTATATGTTTTCCACGATGCTTTAACCGGCGCATCAGCCGTAGGCCCAAGGACGCAGAACGTCGATGTGCTGTTTGCTTGTATGTTCACTCCACCCGTCAGCATCGCAACCGGGAGGTTATCAAATACTGCACTTGTCATTATCCATCACTCCTTTTCCTAATAAATTGCCCGCAATCATTATCGTAATGCCTGCGGCCTATGTGCTGCAATCCACCTTTCACGCCCGCCCTGCAATGATAGTGATAGTTCTCGGTGTCCAGTGTATCGTCAGGAAGTCGGACGCCCTTATGACAGGTCGTGCAGTTGCACAACTCCGCGAGCGGCGGCACGATGTTATTCTGCACCGTCACTTTCGGAGGGCAAACCTTGAACTCCCCGAGTTCGATTGACTTGAGATCGACCATTAGTTCCTCGCTACCCAATTAACCGTCTGAGTCGCAGCCCCTGCGGACTTGACAAAGATCAAGTTCACATTAGCAACGTTGATCACTACCGATGTCGCGCCCGCAAGTAATTCCATAGTACAAGTTCCGACTGCCGAACCCCACATTACCGACTGCGTATTACCGGCCGGTGCTTGAAGTATGACTGATTTGCACGCCTGCGTTCCGATTATAACTGCAACTCCACCAGTAACTGGCGCGGTGATTGTGCCGGTGTACATTGCAGTGCTTGGGCCTGATATCGCGGCGGTGTTTGCCTTGATGTCGGTGTCAAGCGCAGCGACATCAGCGTCGAGTTGCACGATGTTCGCGTTGAGGTTGCCCGCTCCGTCGATTATGTTGACTGGGACGCCTTGAGATACGGCGTCATAGTTTGGATCGGTAGGTGTTCCTGATTTAAGTCCGCGCTCGGTCATACTGGTGCACCTGCTGAGTTCGTCCAGTTCGTGCCGTTCCACCAGATCGGGATTACAAGCGTTGTGTCAAAGTAATACTGGCCCATGATCGGTGTCGCCGGGCGCTGTAAAGTCGTGCCCGTTGATCCAAGTGCAGTGATGTTAGCGATCGTTATCGTAGCAGCAGCAATCTTATCGGTGGTGATTGTACCTGCTGCAATCTTTGCATCAGTTATTGCGCCGTCATATAACTGGTCAGTGTCAATGATGTTAGGTGGAAATGATGTTGCGTGTCCTGGCATTTGTTTTCACCCCACATCACTTCTTTCTAATTGGAGAACGAACCATTTTATCTTTCTTCGGTTTCTCCATCGCTTTATCTTCTTTAGGTTCCGGTTTCATCTGCGTAAGTCCCACTCTATCCAAAAAGTCTTTCCTGTAAGCGTCTTTGACGAGACCAGATTGTATCAGTCGTTCGGCTTCCTCTTCGCTGAAGTATTGGGACCGACCTTTGATGTAACCTAAGTGGTCTTGTAAAAAGGTAACTAATTTCATTTAAACCACCTCGAATAAAAATAAATGTGAGGGTGTACCGTTATCAGTACACCCCATGGTATGTTTCAACCTCGTATGTTTCTCTTTTAAGGCGCAGTTGTAAGAGTCGCCGACTGCGTTTGTGGTGCTTCGGTTGCCCCGCCAAGGATCAACAGAATTCGTCCTGTGACTGTATCCGTTATCGTGTTGGTGAACGTCCCTGTCACTGTGACGCGCAAGAACTCCTTTGCCATCAACAGGTCGACATCCATCTCAGCAACGACGTTCACCGCCGTTGATGCTGGCGCGACAAAGCCGTGGTCGAGGTCTGTTCCTGCTGTTGAAATTGCGCCGTTTGGCTGCGTCTGTCCCGAGACGCTCCACGGCATTGCAGCGAATCCGCTGCCGGATGCTGCCGACGTGTCAAGCTCCATCGAGAGCGAGAGCGTCTTAGCCGCTGCTGTAGTTGCTAAACCCGTGTAGACCACTTTGCAGTATGAGAACTCACCTGCACGAACCCCTGCCGCACGCAGGTCAAAGACCTGTGACGTAACGGCTGTCGTGCCACCCGCGGTTAGCGTGTTACCAGTTGCGGGTGTAATATCGTGAACCCTGCAATGAGCCAATGCTCCTCTATTTAATGCCATATCTTTTACCTCCGTTTAGGTCAGCTCAACTAGCCGCCTGCGCCGCCTCCCCACGTAACACCTGTTAGTGCGGCAGCCGCTTCGTCGTGCTCCATTCCGAAGTCGTGCATAGATATACAGCGAATGACTGTCTCATCTCTGTCGAACGGAGAGACAAGCGTCGATGTTGCATCAGTGTATGCCGCTGTGTCTGAAGCGAGGATTTCAAGCGTGTATGAGTCACCTATGATTAAATTAGGGAACTCGCATAGGTACACCATGTTCTGTGTGGGTGGGCCTATTACATCAATAGAGAGCTGCGTTGAAGTCGCTACAGGATAACCCCAAAATACAGGGTTAGGCCCGGACATTCCCGGGAACGCCAGTGCGCCAGTCGCTTCACGGACTTGTGCAAGCCAGTTCTTGTTACTTGGCCGCATTATCCATCCTCTCTTAGTATCGTCAACGTTTGCATTATCAAGAACACTGACTGCTCGTGATGCATCCGTTGTCGCCGTTACTGCTGTTGCTGGTGCTGCGGTCTGTGCGATTTGGTTGCCTGGCAACATGTGGTTTCGAATACCAACAGGAGTACCGGAGTCGCCGTTGCCTTCTATGAACGCAAGGTCTTCTCGTAGTCCCATTCGCTTAACGATGTGCTGGCGTACGATTGTGTCGATGTTGAGTGCGCTGAACTTAAGAAGGTCATTGCTGATAGGAACTTTCGCTCCGAGCTTTTTACCCTGCAAAAGCAGTTGACCAAACCCGGGCTGTGTTGCCTGAATCGTCCCGCCTTCGGACAGGTATGTTGCGCTTGCTGCTGATCCAATCTTCGGGATTCTTAATTGCCCGTTGACTAGAGGCAGAACCTGGCAACCCATTGTCCTCATAATCGCCGTCGCCTGCAACAGGTCGATGACATTTGTACTTAGTTCTTCTGAGATCGTGAAACCGCCTGCGACATCCGAAGACATATCAAGTGACTTTGCGATCACAGAGTTTTCTCCCCATCGTTTTGCGGCCCACTTTGCTGCGTCAGGGTGATGCCCTTTTGCTGCCGCGAGTGCCGCTGCGATTCCGCCGATTACATCCGCTTGTTTTTCAACTTCCTGCCGGTTTTCATCGGCAAGCATACTACGCAATGCCATGCCTCTCTGCGTGGCTTCCTTGCGCTCTTCATGCTCGGGTTTCTTTTTATGGTCGGTCTTTTGCTCAAAGAGAGCAATTAACTGAGCCCGAGTCATTTCTTTTGCTACCATTTTAGGCCTCCTTAGTTAGTCTCGGCTTGATCCGATTGCTCTGCTTCAAGCCCGAAATGCTCAAGTGCTTCGTTTAAAACGTCTTCGTCTACCAGATACTTCTCATCTTGATCGGGTTCGACGGGTTCACCTGTGTCAACGACAGGGATTACATCTTCCGATTTGATTATCCCTCTCTCGATGAGTGTATCAATAACCGCTGTGGCTACTTCATCGGCGATTCCTTTACCAGGTTTCGTGCCGCTTGCATTTGCCGCCGTCTCTTGGTCCTGGTCCGATGCATCGCCAGGTGCTTGCTCTGGTGTTCCACCAGGTTTGCCCGTGACTTGATTGAGCACGCCATTAACAAGTTTAACGCCTGAGTTGTGCGCCGATACTGCATCCCTAAGATCTGATTCATTCGCAGCACTGAGAACGCGGCCCGCTTTGTAGATCTCTTTAACGTGAGCGAGCAACTCATCCTTACTCATCGCTTCGATTTTTTCATCTGTCTTTTCCATACCTACACCTTCTGTTGATTTGTTTTCCTCGCGTTCCCGAATCTGCTCGGTTATTGCCGTTATATACGCGCATTTCTCGACGAGTTGAGTATAACTAGCAGTTCCCGCTTTCCATTCCAGCGGTGACGGATCAGCGCACTTAGTTGGTGGGACATCCTTCTTGTGCCACGCACACATTGCTGTCTCGACCTGTGCGTGCAGCCAGTTCATATCCGCTTTCGTAAACCCCGTCATTAAGTTGCCTTGCGCTGAGAACTGATGTAACCGCCGGTGATATGCCGATAGGTCTTGTAAGCTTTCTTTGCCGATTGCGGCCATTAGGCTGCTCTTATCGGAGTCAGTGATGCTCTTTTCCATTGTATCATCTTCAACTGGTTCTTGTGTAACTTCCTGTTTGCACGCCTCACACCGCACGACTGTCTCATCTGCCCACGTCTTGAGCGTCTTCATAAACGACTTGCGAGTCTTGCGGTCAACGAGTGCATCAGGATTTGAAGGAACAGGAACAGCACTGAACTCTAACATATCCCATTTTAAGAACTTCGTCCCACCGCCATCGATCATATCGAGAAGCGTACTGGGAGTTTTTTCTACGTCTTTCTCTTCAAGTGCTTCCCATTCGTGTGGATCAAAGCCAATCGAGACGGCGTTAAGGAACTTGGAACTATACATATCATAGACCATGCCGCCGGTTAGACCAGACCAGTTCTTTTGATAGTTTGAATCCGGTTGGAAAGTGACCAGTGCGGAGATCTTGTGGTTGATTACTGTATCGCCGTCTTTGTTTACGCCTGCTTCCTTGAGACGTTCCATCTCAACGGCCCGTGCGATTGGAAGTTGGTCATACTGATGTGCCCACAGCATGACAGGATTGTTAGCATAGTCATCGGTCATTATCCCTGCCGGATCAACGACGTCTTTGTCTCTGTCTTTACGGTTCGACGTGATAAAGAACTTTAACCGCTTGATCGTATCGCCGGTCTCAGGATCTTTGATACTGTAATCTTTAACGTCAGTAAGTTCGAATACCTTACGAACAATCTCACCGCGTTTAACTTCTTTGGCTAACATCTTAAATTATCCCCGTTTTTTTGCGCTTGTCCATAACCGCTTTTTGTGAATCTGATTCTTCAGTAAGTTCAGCGTCTTCAACAACCCGGGCCTGAGTCCTGCGCGCCGCATCCTTCGCTCGCTTCTGTTCAACGCGGATCGCCATGAACTCGTCAGAGTTAAGTATCATGTGTTCCGCTTCCTTGATGCAATCAGGACACAACCATTCACGCTTTTTAGCACCACCGATAAGTTGAAGTGTTCTGTTTACTTCACCACAAATGTCGCAGTGCTCGGGAACACGGAATTTAACATATTTCGTTACGCTGTCTTGCATCTTCGCCCCCCTATCGCATCCGTATATCATCAAGTAACTGGCGTTTCTCGCTCAGTGTCAGGTCTTTTAACATATCGTGAAGTGTGATTCTGTGAACCGTTCCGTCATCGTAACTGCACTCCCACCCGTCATCGTCGTAACTGCAATCATGTAGGTGATTGCCGTCTGAGTTATCATTCATCATCTCGGCATCCTCGTTTGCAGTTGCGATCCGGTGCTTTAGTTGTGGCATGCATCTCATCTTCGAAGACGGATTATTACGCCGCGTCCTGTAGTGATTACTCGGCCCTTACTGCGGTTTGCAATCCATGCTTGTGTCGGTGATGTTGGTTGAGTTGTTCCTGCATCTGCGGGTGGTGCTGGTTGTGGCGCACCTGTATCGCCACCGGTTTGTGATGGCTCACCTGGAACCATAATCGGCTCGGGTGTGCCTGGAACTTCTGTGCCTTCTGGTTCTTGCACGCCTTCAATCGTTGGTAATGGTAAATCCTGAAGTCGCATCGGTGTCATATTCATTGGCCATGCTACGACCTGACCACGACCGTCTGGGAATGGTTCTTCGCCTGCCTTGACTCTGATCTCATCTAAGAGAAAAGCGTGACCCTGGAACCGCATTATTGCGGCTTCAAACTCTTTATCCTCTTGAACCGGGCTAACATAATCAAGTTCTATTAAACCCGTGTCATCAAAGCGTGGGACTATCTGACGTTGGAACGCCTCGCGCATCATGTTAAGTCTAGGTCTGAGCGTCCATTTGGAAAAGAATAAGTCTGCGGCCTCTATCGTCGCTCGGTTACTGTTCTGAAGTATCCCCATTATCTCAGGAGGCAGACCAAGTATCTGCGTGATCGTGTCACGCTCCATCTTAACAAGGTCTATGAACTGTGCCGATTGGAAGTCCTGCTTAAACTCCTGAACCGTGACCTCTTCAGATAGGAAGTAAGGTTTAAAAGAGTTCCAGAATCCGCTTAACTTCTCACGCCATTCGGCTTCCATTCGCTTCGTCTTCTCGGGGTTTAGTGTCTTGCCGGTAACGAGTATGTCCGGTCGTGCCTGACGTTTAAAGAACCCGTCGAGTGTTTCGCCAGTCTCTTTGTAAATGTTAAGTTCAGTATCCAGGGATTGCGCGATACCGCTGCCTCGCGCATATGGTGCCGCAGGGTTAGGATCAACCAACCAGAAGACTTGCTCAAGTGGAATATGCGATTGCCCGCTTGATAATGAAAGAGTAAAGTAAGGTTTATCAGGAAGTTGCGGGAGTTCAGTTATCTTATCGGGAGTTATTGGCCATATCTGTTGTATATCGCCTTCAGTATCCCAGATACCGAAGCATTCGCCGGTAAGATCCAAGTGAACGGACCAGATAAAGAGAATAGTTTGCCAGGAGAAAAGCGGGTGAGGTTGATCAAAGAAGATTTGGAGTGGATGTTTAGTAGTAATCAGTTCATCGAGCGGCGTTAGTTGTTCGGTCTCTGGATCTTCGACCAGGGTTAGCCATTCAACATCTGATATGCTCTGTGCTTTCTTAGCGCCGCCTGCTCGTAACCACGCTTGTGTATTGTATGCTTCAAGGAATTGAGGAACTGAACGTTTAACGCCTGCGTTACCTCGCGCGTTGCCTAGGAAGTTAGCCCAAAAGCCGGAACTGCCTGTAGTATAATCGCTTGAATTAAAATTAGTATTGGAGTTATAAGGAGATGATGCCTTAGACCGGAAGTTCCTTACTCGGTTAAGTAATCCTGCTCTAGTCGTAGGCACGCTGTTAGTTTATCTTGTATCCGATATATAGAAAATCCCATCTTCCTAGAAGTTATTTTCGTTATTGGTAAACGTTTAACACAAAACTAGAATAGATGCGGCAAAGTAGTTTTTTTATTCTACAAGTAGGCAAAAATAGAAAAAAAATAGATAGGGCGTTATGCCCCGTCTAATCTACTACAATCGGGTTCACACTACCTTGCCTATCTTTTATTCTGAGCAATAGTTTCGGTGCTGTGACGTGTGCGACCACTGCATAGGCCAGGACTATCACTATGAAGCCTATTCCTACAGTGAATAGTCCGACGATCACACCGAGGATCAGCGCCATTATCCAGCCGATTGCACTGCCCCACGAATGCTTTTGCATTAGAGTTGAGTTCAGTCCTTGTTCCTTAACAACATACCCGGTCGTGATAAAATCATCAATGACCTTTTGCATGTCGTTCTCATCTTCGACGTTTCTTATTCTAGTACTCATTTTTTAATCCTCCATTAAGTAACACTTCTTTCAGTATCTTCTCAACAACTGTCGATCTCGGCATCATCTCTTCTGTAGCGATCTCCTCGATTACTTTACTTATCGCTGGTTCAAACCATAGATTTACATTGATACACCCCGCCGCTAGTTTCTCTGCTTTCCAATTTTGTTTACTCTTTCTTCGTGATACACCTTGATTGGTCTTTGCATAATCGTTAATCATTGTTTCTTACCTTTGCCGCCTTTACATATTCATCGTGTAACGCGGGGTGCATCCATATATCCACCTTGCGGGTTACGATTCCTTTTTTATCTGTTACAGTTCCCCCAACGCTGCACATCGCACAGTTCTTGGTGCAGTTGCATTGATGATGAATTCGCATGTGTTTGCAGCGTTTAACCGGGATAACTCCGAACGGGCTGTTGCATGCTTTCATTTTCTTATTCTCCACATATAAACCGCGTCGTAGATGATGATCGGTAAGAACATGATATACAAGACGATGGCGATTACAACTATGAGTGCACCATACACTCGCTGCTCAACGGTCTTCATCGTTCATCGCTTCTCCGCATCGTAATCATCTACTGCGCGGATAACATCAAGCACTACGTCACCGACTGCGATCTTGCGGCCTTCGTCCGATTGTATTTCACCTGCCTTTTTCATCAACCAGACATACGCTTCAGTTGGTATCGATATGTTAGTGTGTGTTTCCCGATAGTTGTTGGATACTGTGTGTGATGTCATTTTTCACCTCTCTTTTAATCGTGCGTCAAACGTTGTTTATTCTCACCCCACCCATCTAAATACTCATCAAGGAATAACTCAAATTCTCGCATTACCAATTCTTTCGCTTTTTCTTTACTCATCGTGCTTTGGTCGTAGCCGATGATATTTGCAATATGATACTCGACGTCGCCGCATTCAAATTCCAAGTTAGTCATTTTTCACCTCTCTTAGGTTCGGTTCGCCAGTTTAACCAATTCATTTACCTTACGCATATAATACGAAGTCGTAAGTCTCGCTGCATTGAGTTCCTTCTCAAGTTGCTCGACACGATCTTGTAATGCATCGCGTTCATTGCAAACCTCTTCGAGTAGGTTGCAGTAGTCCGAGCACGTTTCGCTCCTTAAATGCTCATACTTCTCTGCGTTCATTACTCTTCACCTCTCTAAAATAATCAAATTGCTCTTCAAT